GTTGGCTTTGCGCTTCATATCGCCGAGCACGGTGGCAAAGCTCCAAACGCCTTTCCACTCATGGGGTTCGGAGGCGCATCTGTTCTCGAGGTTGTCTCGGACCATGACGGCGATACATTTCGGGCAATCTACACCGTGAAGTTCGAGTACGCGGTCTATGTGCTGCATTGCTTCCAGAAGAAGTCACGAAGAGGCGTCAAGACGCCGAAGGCTGAAATGGACCTCATCAAGTCGCGGCTGAAGCTGGCGCAAGAGCACCACGACCGTGTCTACAAATCCAGGAGGGAGACCAAGGCATGAAGAATGTGAAGAGTGCGAAGAACATGCCAGCGAAAGGAGCGAGGCCTCAGACCGATACCATTGCGGCCAGCAGCGGTGATGTCTTTGCCGATCTGGGACTGCGCTACAGTGAGATCGACATGTTGAAGGTGAACATCGCGATGGCAATTGCCGCCACCATCGGCGAGCGCAAGCTCACCCAGTCGCAGGCGGCAAAGATCGTCGGCACCGATCAGGCCAAGATGTCGATGCTCACCCGCGGTCTGCTGAAAGGGTTCACCGTCGAAAGACTGATGAGTTACTTGACGCTGCTTGGCCGCGACATCGAGATCAACATCCCGCAAGCCGCAAGGCCATCAGGCGGCCGCATCAGGATCCGGAACGCAGCCTGATCGTGACCCCTTAATTGAGTTTGGGCTGGAGCGGGTTAGCTGCCTTCCCAGCGAAACAAAAACCTTCCAGACGGGAAGGATTTCTGTGAACCGGGTTGGGATCGGCTGGGGCAGGCCTATTGTCCCCGGGTTGCATCGGAGCGAACTCATGTCGTCGCTGCGGTGGCCACGCCGTCCAGCCTGACAGAGACAGCGGTCGTGCCGTTTCCAGCGGACTCTGTCGCGACACCGATCGGCACACGGCCGCTGGCGGGCACATTGATCAATTTGGCGGCGGCGTCCCAGGCGACGCGAGCGCCGGGCGTGAATACCGCAGGACCGGCCTTGGGCAGACGAAAGACGCCGATGGTCACCAGTTCCAGCGGCTCGCCCTCCGCAGCGGTGTAGGCGGCTACGCCGAACAGACTCCCCACAAGCAGGGCGCTGCCCGATGCGATGCCGCCGGCAGGGGCAGGAACGGTAATCACCCGTCCGTCCTGGACTGCGTTCTTCATGATCAGACTCCTTTCGACGACTGGATGCGCACCTGGGAGATGCGCGTATTGTTGAGTTTTGCGATGCGTCGCTCGAGATCATAGATGGCTGACGCCAGTTCGGCATCCGAACGAAACTCGACCCGGCGCGAAACGCCATTGCCGCCGCTGAATTCGACGGCACGGGCGCCCTGGGCCCTCACCCGGCGAAGCTGCGCAATTTGCACTTCCAGGTCGGTCAGCGTTTCACGTGTCATGACGCCCCCGGGTTCATGAACCAGCCGCGGTGATCGATGAACCCCGCCCCGAAATCCAGAATGACCCGGATTTCGACGCCATCGACCTCCCAGCCGGACCTGCTCTCGACCTGCGGCCCCTCGGAGCCGGAGAGATAGGCGTATTCGAGGCCATCGATCTCGCCCGGGGCCGCCGTGACATACCAGCGGGCGGCGGCGGACAGACGCGGCTCGACCACGAGCGTCAGACTGCCCGAGAAGGGATTGACGTCGGCGGCGCGCGCCGGGGATACGGCGGCGAGCCACTTTTCCGCTTCCGTCTCGAGCGCCGGCGGAACCAGCAGATAGCTGGGGGTCACACGGATGGCGCGGTCCTCGATGCCCTTCTGGGTCCGGAGCGCCAGGCGCGCGGCCGATAGCGTGCCGTCTGAGATGACAGCGCCAGATCCGGCCTTGTTGCCGTGGTCAGCATGAAACAGGGTCTTACTGTCGGAGAGCTTCGGCCCGTTGCCGGAATTGCTCTCCAGCAGGTCGACCAGAATGCGGGCTTCGGTCTCGGCGGCGGCCTGACCCATGCGCCGGGCAAGGTCGGAGAAGGCGCCGAGGTCATCGTTGACCAGTACTTGCCGGGTGATGCCGATCTTGCGCGCCCAGGTCTCGACCTTGTAGGCCTCGCGGGCCTCGGCCATTGTGCCGGCGCGGATTTCGCCATGCTCGTTGAGCTTCTCGAGGAGTGGCGCTTCGCCGAGCATAATCTTGTTCACCGAGCGGAAGTCCCTGGCCGTCGTCTGGCGGCCGAGAAGCCGGATGCCAGCGGGTGCTGCCTGATAGCTGTCGCGGAGAACCCGGCCCACCGCATCGCCGAGTATGATAGGAAAATCCGAGGTCGTATGCAGTGCTCGGGTAATCAGGGAGGCCGGTGACAGGCCGGTCTGGGGCTCGCCCCGGAGGCTCAGCAGTTCCCTCGCCATATCGACCGGGGTCGCATGAGCATATCGCCTTGCGGGCCCGGAGAGGTCATGGCGCGGATTGATTCGAGCATAGAGCGCCTCGCCCATCTGGCGGCACCGCAGCGCGGGATCGTCAGGGCTCTCGCCCATCTCGACCCGCACCTGCTCGGTGCGGATGTTGGGCATACTCCGCGATGCAAGAGCCTCGAAAGCCGCGCGGCGCGCCGTATCGGCATTAGCTTCTTGATCGATCTGGCTGTCGACCCATGACTGGTCGAGCCCAGCGACGCGGGCGATCGAACGGATTTCGGCATTGCGTTCGGCGCGGGTGTGAACATTCTCCCCGTCTGAAACAAGGTTGGCGGTCTCGGTCATCTCTGCCTCCATGCGAATGTGGGCGCCGGGATCGGCGGGTGTCGGCACCAGGGAAATTTCGTGCGGCGTCCAGCGCCGGGCGGTCAGCACGCGAGCGCCGTCCTCGATCGTCTCGGCCCAGTCCTCTACCGAATAGCCAACCGAGACATGTCGCAGGATCCCCGCCAGAACGTCGTGCCAGACGGGCTCAACCTCGGGCCGGGCGGAGAACTGGATCACTGCCACGCCGCGCTGTCCGTCGACGGCGGCCTTGCGCACGCTGCCCAGAACATCGCGCACGGCGGTCTGCCGGTGGGCATCGAGGACTGACGCGCCGGTGAGCCGGCTGAGGTCAACGGCGTCCGGCTCAAGGCTCAGGCGCTCGATGAACTCTCCCGCCATGTCACGGCGGCGCACGGCGGCGCCGGTGGACCATATGACCTCGACGGTGCGGGCTTCCCGGTTGGCGGTTGCGGGCGCCAGACCGGCGCTGCGGGTCAGAAGGTCAGACATAAGCGGCCTCCTTGCGTGTTTCTGTCGGGGCGGTATTCAGCCCGAGGCGGCGGGCGCGCTCCACGTCGGCGGCGATTTCGGCATCGACCTGCTCGGCATCGTAGCCTCTCTCGGATATGGCCTGGCTGCGGCTCTTGAGCCCCGCATCGATGGCCATGATCTCGGCCTGCACGTCCTTCATTGGATCGACATAGTCGAACTTGGGCGGCAGCCAGGCGCAGCGGATATAGGCCTCGGGATCCCGCCCGAAATCCCGTGCCGAAAGGTCGCCGGTCAGCACCGCCAGCCTGACGAAACGCTCCCAGACCGGCCGGCAGAACATATGGACTACGACATTGTGCTGAAGCTGTTCCACCCGGCGGCGGAATTCGATCAGTCCCGCGCGGATCGAGGAATAGGTGACACCCTCGAGATCGCCGGAGACCAGTTCATAGGGAATCCCGAGCCCGGCTGCGACGGCGCGGAGATGATTCTTGACGAAGGGGGCATAGGCGTCATGTTCGGCGGGCGTCGAGAAGCGGATGTCGGCGCCGGGCGGCAGCGGGATTAGGCTACCGGGTTCCATGCCGACCGTCAGCACCCCGGAATTGGCGGTCCCTGGCAAGCCGCCCACCGTGCCGTCGGGATCGGTGATGAAGCCGGTGAACAGGGCCGCCACCTTGGCCTTCACCAGGGCCGCGTCCTCGAACTGGTCGAGTTCATGCAGCCGCAGCAGCACCGGGGCCAGCCAGGTGATACCGCGAAGCTGGCCCGGCACGAGCGCCTTGAACAGGTGAATGCAATCGGCGGCGGGAACGCGGACCGGATCCATGCGGAGAGATCCAAGCGGATCGCCCGGGCGGGAGGGAGACATCCAGCAGGCAATCCGGCGGCCGGCAGAGTCGAACTCGATGCCGGCACGGATTCGCGCCCCGCCGCCGATGTCGCGATGCAGATCCGACGGGACCTGCTCGCGATCCAGAAGATCGATGCAAAGAGGAACAGCTTTAGCATTCGCAGCAACACGCAAACGGGCGAAACTCTCACCGCTCTCGATCATCGACCGCACCGCCATGGCCTGGAGGCCGTAAAAGTCGGCGAGCCCGCTCGGATCCGCGACATCCGTCCACCGGAGCCACAGTGACTGAAGCTGCTCGCGAACGGCACGGTCGGGATGCATCGACTGCGGCTTTATTCCAGCGCCGATCACATTGCTGACGAGGGACTCGACTGCGGCCGCCACCCAGGAATTATTGCGCGCATACCACCCGGCGCGCCGTGCCGCCGTGGCCGAACCCGCAAGGATCGCAGCGTTCAGGCTGTCAATTGTCTTGGCCTGTTCCCAGCGGCGTCCTCCGCCCGCCGCGTCGAGCGACCGCGTTCTTGCAGAACCGAAGAGCTGGCGAAGGAAAGACCGCATGCTGGCGAGTCTTTCATATTTCAATTCACAGCGTAATCAGAGAGCGTGGGAAAGATTGAGAAAGGACGGCGTCTCAATTCGTCTCGAGACGTTCGTTGGCATTTTCAGGATGGATGCCCACCGTACTCAGCGTTCCAGCACGATCCCCTGCTCTGAACACATGGTCGCAAAAAACTCCCTGTAGACACTTCTGGTGTCCCTCGCCGCGCCCGCCAGTGCCGGATTTCCCGGCAGTTCCATGTTCAACATTTCATGAATTGTTGTAAGGACGCCCTCAGGTGAAACAAGCAGGTCTTCGTAAGAAATCCTCACGGCCCTGTCGCCCATCTTGCTCGCAAACATGTCCGACGCCTGCTGATACAGCTCCACATAGTCGAGTGCGGCGCGCGGGCTATAGGAAAAGGCACATTCGTTTGCGTAGTCTCTCGCATAGATTTCCGCCGCGTTGTCGATGGTCTCTCTCTGCAGAAATATGAAATAGGATCTCGGGTATAGATCGAAGATCAGGGGCGCGGCTGCAAGCAGGAATGGGTTCGTTATCGTGACAACCTCGTGCTCTCCTCCAAGCAT